CTCGGTTGCACCCCCAACTTGAACCAGGTGCCTGTTCCATCACTAAAATTATCGAGATCCGGGGTGGCACGAACCTCTCGCACCTCCCCGGTCTCGCGATTCTCGAAGTCGAACAACGGCATTACGCAGTGGCGTATGCCTGCAACCAGCACTGCACACCGTTCACCTGCACCAAAATGCCAAAAGCATCGCTATTGCTTCCCACATCCTCGGTTGTAATGTTGAAGGAACCGTTCTCGGTTGATCCTCCAGTCCCAGTGCTGGCGTTTGTGAACTTTAGAAACGGAGTTGCGCTGTTTGCCGTACTCTCGTCACCGTTGCTCGCCTTAATTTCAATCGGTTTAGCATTGCCGACACCAGTTGAAACGCTGGCAATGCGCCGTCCTTCTCTTGGTCTTCCTGTTAATAGGTTACTCATAATTTTTTATAATCCTCCTGCCTGGTCGATTTCTTCCATCGCAGCAACCAGTTCGTCCCGATCCGGGACATCGTCCGCCACTGCTTCATCCGCAACCTCCTCGGCATACGCCGGTTCACCGTTCACCGACTCCATGCCAACCGAGGCATACTCGTCGCCAATCGATTCAACCGAACCTTCGACGGTGAAACTAACCGCATCACCGACTGCCGGGACAATCATGGAACCGTCTTCGTCCGCGATTTGAAGCGCGGAAATCGGAATATCTATTTTAGGCATAATAAAACGCCCGGGAGGCTATTAACCTCCCAGGCTTATTGATTAGCTGTAATTGGTGACCGAATAGATGTTCACCGCGTGCGCCGAGTTGATTATCGCAGCACCGTAGTAGAACTTGAATCCGACCGTGGTGAACTGAGCCAACGGATCGTATTTGTCCGCACCTTGACTGATGATCATCTTCGGTGAGTACGCACTCATCGTGGTTAGATCCACACCGCCATACGATTGGTCGCCCACAACGAATGTCGAGTAGTTGGCACCTGACGCTGCGTAAATATGTTGTGTGGTTTGCCTAAACGGATTGGTCGTGCTGACCACACGAACACCCATGTACCGGCCAACCTCGCCTTTGAACAGATTGTCCGGGTTGCCATACTTGCTGGCTTCCAACCAATCATCGTCGTTCATCAGATCGCGGGCAACTTCCGGTGCCATGATGGCCGTGAAGTATCCGCCACTCGGACGAGCGTTGTTGACACGCAACTCAGTCGCCGCATCGAGGATGTCAAGTGCAGTCATCGCGTCATCGGTTCCACCGACTGTCCCATAGCTGGTCGCCGCACCCGCATAGCGCAGGCCGATTGCCGTCGATTCGCCCAAGATATCGCGCAATTCAGAATCAACTTTCAGTGCTGCGTCCTGCCCGTTCTGGACGGTTGCCTGCTCCATCGTCGAGAAAAGCTCGGTCGCGGAAAGCAGATCACTGATCGTAACCGTCTGTCCGAATTGAGCGAGACTTACGTCCACCGTTTGGAGGCTTAACTGCTTGGATTGATCGAGTGTCCGCAGTGTGCCTTCCGTTACACCAAGCACATCCGTTATTGAAGGTTCCGGGTAGCGGAAGAACTTAATCGTCTTGTGACCCGCCTTACCGGGTAACGGTGCCTTATATGCAAACTGATCAAGAACAATGCTCTTGAGCGTTTGTGTGAGTAATTTCTTGTCTAAATATCGTTGAATCTGATCAGTAATGCCAGATGTCGTTGATAGAGTCCTGCCTGCCATAATATTTTATTTTTTAATTAGTTTGTTGCGAACATGCCAACCCCGGTGTCATCCGCTGTCTCCATCGCTTTCATCAATTCCGCCCGTTGCTGATCAACCGGTAAACTGTCAAAAGTTTCAACTTCGAGGATGTTTCCTCCGGGTTGGCTTCCGTTCAGTTGTGTTTTTTCTTCGTATTCAGCGACCTGCTTCTTGAGATCGCTGACCTGTTTTTCCAGTGATTCGGCCCGGTTGGCCTGGAGGTACAACGTCGCACCATCGACTGCATCGGTGATGCCTTCGGGGTACTGCGTCAGAACCGGCTTTTTGTGAAGCAACTGATTGACCATCAGGAACAATTTGCTGTCCTGATCGTTCAAGTCTTTATGCTCCGCCGCCGCCGCTTTCCAGTTTGCGTCCCACTTGGCCACAAACTTGGCCTGCTGCGTTTTTGCGTCCTGTTCAGTAACAGCCACCCGCGCCTGCTTCGCCGCTTCTGTCGCCGCTTCGGCATTCGTATGGTCGCCTTCATCCTCGAACTCTTTGGCTATCGCCTCGTATTCCTCGGCTGAATAACGACTGGTTGCCGACCTTTGCTGGATTTCGGCCAGAGACTGGGTCTGCTGTTCCTGATAAGCCGCTTTCTCGGTCTTTAACTCGGCACGCTCTTTCTTCAACGCCGCTTTCGCGTCATTAACCTCGCGCCAGGTCTTGTTAGCCCGCTCCTGCGTCTTTTTCGCCCGGGCATACTTCGACTGGGATTTCTCCTCGTCCTCCGTTTGCTCGGGCTTTTCCTCCCCGGACGATGAATCGTCCGCCGGTTTCTCCGGTTCTACTTCTTCACTGGGTTTGTCTTCAGGTACAACTGATTCCTGATCGGGTTCCTCGGCCTGCGGCACCGGGGCAATGTTCGCAGTGTCAAACGCGGAAACATCGGCTTCCGCCAATGCTGATAGCAATTGCTCGCGCTCGACATCCAACTCGACTGGTTTTTCCATCGTCACTTCAGACATAAATTCTTATCTCAATTTCGGGTTTTGCGACCGTTCATCCTGTCGCGCCACGTTTTAGGTGGTTTCGGTTTGGACGGTTTCCTGGATGGTGCTTTCGGTTTAGGCACTATTTTTTTAAGCGGGCCCGGTAGCACTTTTCTGGTCAAATTTTTAGTGTTCAACCCCGACTCTGGCCCAACCAACCTGTTCCAAATCGGTGCGGCGGGATTCGCTGTCGCTTCAGCGGCATCATAGACAAGCCCACCCAGGCGCTTTATAGCGCCTTTAGCCTTCCCGCCGGGTTTGGGTTTTGGCCCAATACTCGGAGGCGCGGGTGGTCGCTTTAACAGTGGCGGAATCTTGGGACGCTTCGCCATCGAACTCAGTTTTGCTCCGCCTTTTTTTCGTGCCATAACAATATTTAACTAGCCGCCCGCATCCACGCCAAATCATCGGTTACCCCGACCACTTCCTCCTCCGGTTGGCTCCGTATCGATGCCATACCGTCCAGTGTCGCCAGCGCGGATTTGAACCCGGCAGCATGCCCGACGAGGTACGCCAGGTCTCCTGGAGACGAAATTAGTTGGTCGCAATTCTGGAAATGCAAGTTTCGCAGGTGGGAGTTTAGTTGTACCCCGACTTCAGACTTCATGAATGTCTGCAAGTGCGCGGCGTGGCTGTTCGTCCACTCGGGAGGATCAGACCACCGCAACACCTGGCGGAACTGCTTCCACATTCGCCATCGGTTCCTCAATCGATTCCACATTTTGTTGTTGCGCCTGTTCAGCAACCGCTTGTTGCATCTGGGCAAATAAATTCTTTAACTCCTGCTCAACCTGGCGACCGGTCTTCGGGTCGGCTTCTTTCAGCTTCTCCAAATGTTCGCCAATGTGTTGTTCGAGAAATTGTCCTTCCGCCGGTTCCGGTGGTGCGCCGGTATCAGCACGGTTAGTGATGTATGCCATCACCGTCTGGATATGCACCAGGTGATCATCAGAATCTTTCACCAACGCCGGGAAGCCCAACCGCAGGAACGTGATCTCGTTGGCCTGATCCTCCGCCTGGGTCGATTGCGTCAACATCGGGTCAATGTACAAACGCTTGACCAATGTCGCATCGTCACTCTCCAAAATCGTCTTTCGCAGTTGGCCTTGGTCGATGTACGGATCATTGGCGAACATCTGGAACCGGGTGATGGCTTTCTGCATCAGCAACTGTTTGTTGACTCCATCCGCCGATCCGGTGGGCTGGATGCCGTACTGCTCATGCAGCGCCTCCTGCGGGATCTGCTCGGCGGTGTCCAGATACCAATAATCGAGACTCGTCTTGTCGTACTGCAACAAAATCGACCAACTCATCCGGTACAGGTTGCCCAACGCAATGCGGAAGATTCTCATCCGTAAATCACTGCTCTGCTGGTACAACCCGCCAATCGCCTGGATCTCTGTCGCCGTGCGTCTTTCCGAATTTTGCAATGTCTGAGTCAACCCGAAATCCGGTGTACTCACACGGTTCTGCGCGATTTCGCGCATGATATTCATCTGCTGATCAAAGCTGATCGGGGGAGATTGCTGCGCCACCGGCTGGATGCCATACGGCAGGATGCTGCCAGGTGTCATGCGAAGATTGCCCGAGTTTGGCATGTCCCGTTCCGCCCGGAATAGTGGGCGATTAAAAACGGTCATCGCATCGTTCTTCTCGTTCATCAGCTTCGTCAGTTCAGCCTCGAAGATAGCCTGCAACTCGACCACGCCTCGCGATGAATAAAAGCCCGGGTCTTTGATCTCGTAGTTAAACGCAATAAACGGTGGCTTGCCGTGGTTGTACGGAATCTTCATCGGCGGACGAAGATCGATGTCCGGTGATGTCGGGGAGTAGGTGCAAATTAACCACTGCCCACTGTCCGGGCAACGATGGTAAACCTCCCACACAATGATTTGATCGGTGTCTGGCAGCGTTAAGCCTTCGCGCTCGTACTTCACATAGTCGGTGTCCGACCCCCCGGAATCCTCACTGTAACTGCCCGTGATCAGCTTGACCGTCTCCGCGTCCTGCTTGAGATGCTTCTGCCGTTTGTAGGCATCCACCGAGTAAACGCTGATGTGACAGATCCGATCCGCGTCTGCTATGTCCCGCGTCCAGGCCGGTACAACAAAATGCTGAGGATCGACCGTGTAATACTTCAGCCGTTTCGATGAGTAATCCCAAAGCACCTTCAGAATCCCGGTGCCACACATCAACATGGCGTCCACCGCCGATAGAACCTCAGTCTCCAGATTCGTCTTCTGCTTGATGCGATGATCGAACCACTGGGCGGCGGCAGTCGTGTACTCGGCCACCTGGGGGGTGGTAGGAATAAATTGTGCAATGAGGTCGGTGGCAAATAGCTGCTGGAAGTACGCAGGTTTCAACTCGCTGATCGTCGTGTCTACCAGCGGGAAATGAACGTCACTCGCCCCGGGCCACGGTTTGGATTTACGCCGCAACCCGTGGTGGCGCATCTCGTAAAACATCCGCTGGCGCGTGTCCCATACCGAACGATCCGCCAAATCCTGCAAAACGTCCGCGTTTAATTTCTCCCGATTACGCATCTAAAATTCGTTCTCCTCCTCCTCGTCCTCATCCTCCTCCACGCAATGACCCATCGCCTGCAACGCAAACAACGTGCAGTACATCTGCAACCCGCCAATCAGCGCGGCATCGCTCAAATCGAACTCGTCCTGGTAACGTCCCAACAATGCCTCCAATTCGCCGCAGAACGCATCAAACTGTTTTTCGACGGTCATCATGGCGACCTCCTCCGTTTAGTGCGTAAAAAAACGCACCCGAAGTGGATGCGTTAAAATCGTCTTTTGGCAAATTATTCGTGCCGCGCTCTGTTGGTACTACAAATATCCCATCGCCTGGTCAATCAATCGCCGCGCTTCAAGCGGCTCCTCGAACATCAATCCCCGGGCCTGCTCCAAAAGCCGTTTCGCCCAGGTCAATTGCTGAGCCAACGTCAACGCATAGGTCGCCTGATCGATTGCTTCATCAATCAAATCGCCCGTTAACGGTGTGCGCTCCCATAAATTGCCGCCATGCTCCTGCTGCCCCGCCCGGTATTTCCGGTGGATCTGCTCGCTCACCATCTCCACGATGCCTCGCAGGTGATCTTCCTGTGCGTCTGTCATTCCAAACTCGCCTTCTCCAACTCGTACTCGTAGTCGATGATCTGCCGCATCAACGACTGCACAAATGCTTTTGACTCGGGACTCGCGTCATACGCATCCCGGAACCCACGCTCATTGTTCAGAATCAACGACCGGGTCGCGTCTAGCTTTCGCGGTGTCCGACATCCGGTTGTGAATCCAATCGAGCTTATCACGGCGACGATCAGCAACACGCGCCACCCGCTTGTCTTTTTCAACTTTTTTTCCATATGTAAATAGTTCTTTTAGAACCTCCAGTATTGCTTTGATTAGTCCAATGAATTTCATCCGGTGTTAAGTCCCATCGACTCGCGCAGCTTTGTGTCGCCAGTCCACTCACCCATACCAGCCTCAAGCACTTCATTCAAGTCCGGTTGTGTCCTACGCTGCCATGCGTACTGATCGGAGTAACTCGCCAGACACATCACCAACGCATCACCGCGATCAGGCGAACTGAACCCACGCGCCTTCATCTCTTTCTTGCTCTCCAGATTCAATTTGCCGGTCTTTGATGTCCCGACCCGTCTGGTGGTCAGTTGGCTGTGTAAAATCTCGTCATCGGGCAGTATGGCCTCCATACGGTCGATCTGGCGGGCTGCCCGGAACCACATCTCCGTTCCACGGTTCTGGTACCTGTCCGGTTCCTGCGCCCGACCACCCAGGTTCACATGATGTATCGGCCAACCCATCTCAGCCAATTGATGGCACATCGGCAAGCCCAACCCACCCGCATCCCCGAATATCTGCTCGGGCTTCAACCCGGCTTTCTCGAACTCCAACGCAAACCGCGCACAACCGGCCATCGTGTTCGCCTCGCG